GGCGTCTTTCATCTCTCTGCTCAATAGGAAATAATTATCAAGAGCCTGCCTGTCGTAAGGCGGACTCAACTTCAATTGCGGCGTCATATTGGAATTCGCCGTCAATTGGACCTCAACCCCAAAGCGGAAGTAGAACGTATAACTAGTTTGGGAGGAGAGGTTTCGAGCGCTAATATGAGCACAGTTTGTGCCCATTAAGGCGCACAACGCGGAACCTTGAACGGCTGAAGCCGAAGCCGCAGCCTGGTTCACTTGATATGTGGGCGTTGCTGCTGGGAAGGGAAATGACGCAACCATAGTATTTGGAAAGATGGGAGCACTTCCCCCTGCGAGACCATTCAAGGAGGATAAGATCCCTATGTCATGCTGGGGCGAGAACCAATCCTGACTTGTCTCAGTCAATTTGAGAGGAACATAGGCTCCGTCGCGCGACCTTCCCATCATGGCATTCGGCATGGTTTGAGATCTGGCAAAATTTGGTCCTTGTTGAGCCTCATCAAAATAGCCCAGAGGGAGGACCAATTGCGCTCGCGGTGGCACGTCAGAGAGAGGCACGCAAGCCGTGAATATCCTGGGGATCACAGGAGCTTGCGCTACCACGATGGTGCCTTGATTTGCCAAATCTGGCCCGTCCTGGTACACAGTGACACCAGAATAGGCTAAACGCCAACGCATGGCTAATGTTTCCCATGCGTTGTACAATTGAACCGCGGTAGGTTCACCAGCGGTCGATACCAATTGCGTGTTCCACATATTTCCTTCTCCGGTATGTCCACTTTCTGGATTATACGCTTTCACTCCACTCCAATAAGAAAAATAATATGGATGGGGCATTAAAGTCATGTCGAATTCCCACGGCCCCGTTTGGCCCGCAGCTATCGACAACGTGTATGTGGATTGGTAATTTAAACAGACTGTTGGGACAGAAGAGTGGTCTGGAACCCCCCTGACCTCAGTCAATGGATCTGACGGATGCAAAGCTTTGATGCACCAATCACTCCCAGTCAATGTCGCTCCAAACTGAGCCCCGCTCAGTTTCTCTTCCAACTTCGTGCGCAGAGTTTGTGACATAATATAGAGGGCCTCCTGGTTTTTACTATGCGTAATCTTTTCGGTAGATGTCCACCAAGCGGGACGCTCGGAGGACACGGGTCTGTTTTAGAGAAAGCAGCGATCGTTCCAACTCTTCATATTCCTCACGGTCCAAGTCATAAGCATCCATCAAAGCATCTCGCGCTGAGGAGGCATCGACAGGCGCATCATCTTCGACGGTGTAGTAACGTAGATCCGAGGCTATCTCCTCTTTTACCGTGATACCTTCTTGTTCCCAGGATTTAATAAATGCGGCCCATAGCGGATTCCAACCATAGGGTCGAAGACATTCCGCCATTTGGGCTTGATAGGAGAAGATCTGAGTCTCCCTAGGAACTCCTGGAAACAACCGATCCAAGTCTGCTTTGGTTTTTTGCAATTTGGCAAGCTTACCCAAACATGGAGACCAATGCCAGCGGTCCGCCACATTCAGCCACCTGCCTCGCAAAAAGATGCAATCACTAGCACTCCGAATGGGGTTGAGTTTGACTCGAAACCCTAACGCTTTGAACCCGTCGACCGAAACTGCTTGGTTGTCTATTACATGCAACCAAGCACTCAACGTCACCATTGTGTTACCCACCGTGGTATCAGGTCCTCCCGTCATACGGAAAGGCCGGGTGGGGTGACGTACTTTCAAATAATTAGACACCTCGGGCAAGTGTTTCGACAACCATTTGTTCCGATAAACCAACGGAGCTTTGTGCATTTGCTGCAAGACTAGTAAATCTTCCTTGCTCAATCCGGCGGCTTCAAATAGATCATATTGATATTGAAGAGGCCCCACGCTTTCGGACATATCAAAGGACGAAAAATCAGAACAATAAAATTGCTCCGTATCCGCGTGGTAGGCCACACTATCATCTCCTGCAGCTATCACGAACCATCCTTCAGTCTGGGAGATGACGAAATTGAACCAATCATTGTACTCTTTTGTACTCCTCCCAGCTCCGTAGACCAAATGGACATCTCCCATTTGCGTAGCTATTGGAGGATTTTCAACGAAATCCACCGAGAAAATTTTCTTCAGTCTCTGTGTGACTTCGTATATCCC